AACCTTAGCATTTATCCTTGATTAATCGTCATGAACTGAAGAATATACTAGGATAGTAACTAAAAAGCCCTTAGGAGATAAAACTCTTAAGGGCTTTCTTATTGTAATTGTAAGTTTGAAACTTAGAATAGTGCTATTTCAGCTTTCCTTCGCTTATCAAGGCCAGCAAGTACTTTACCGCCTCCCTTGTTCCACTTAAGTAGCTCTTCCTTAGCTGCATCCCATTCCTGAGCATTAATCTTCCTACGAAGTGTACTGCTTTGTAGTCTACCAACACCTAGATTGTAGGTGAAGTCAACAATGGCATTAAGCTTCCTGTTGTCAGTGGCTAGAATAGGACAGTATCTTAAGACACCGGGCAGGTAAGTATGCTCAAGTTCCTTTAAGAGAAGCTCTGCAGCCTCAGGTTCACTCATGGGAGCATCCTGCAGAGTTACCTTAGTACCGTTAGCATAATAAGTACTACCATAACCTATCGTAGCTACATTAGCAGGACAGAGGTAGGGCTTACTTCTAAACCCTTCAAACCTCTTGCACAGCTCAGCTGCAATACTTAGATCCATGATTACAGACCTCGTTTAGACAATGTACGGTCAAGGAACCAGTAATTCAAAGTACCTGATACCAAGGCTGCAAAGTCAGCTGACATCATAACTTTAAAGACATCCAGTGGAGGCATACCTGACACCCAAGCATTGTAGGACAACCAGATGTGCACAAATGACCACAGGGCTAGAATCCAGTAAGTCACCACAGGACGTACAGAGGCTGACAATGAGGCTACCCATCCAGCTCCAGCAGCTTTAACCATCTCAGTCTGTTGCTCAATAGCTGACTGGAAGGCATCCATGACACCAACATCAATAGCAGCTTCACGTTGAGCACCAATCTCAGATAACCTTTGAGCACCTCGTTGAGCCTCTAGTTGACACTGAAACTGAAACATATTCAGCTCGTGTGAACGCTCATTCTTCTTGTCTAACCACTTTAGTACTTCCGGAGCCATTCGGAATAGACCTCCGAAGATACTGCCGAGTAAACCACCACCTAACATATCTAACATATTATAATCCTATCTTACTGAGTAATAAAGCAACAATCTTATTGGAGAGATCGTCAGGGAGAAACTTAAGGAAGCCTAAGAAGTACAAGGCTACACAGCCATAGACAAATATCTTTAGGCATAGGTCAAATGTCTTTTGATATTCATTCAACGTCCACACCTTTGAGTAGTTGCACAGAAGTTCACTAACTCATTAACACCAACAAAGACTAAGAAGAGGACAAAGAAGACACCACCAATAATCATGGCTATCTCATTCATCTCTTGTTCTTTTTGTTTAGCTGCTTTCTCAGCCTTCTTTAGAGCACTAAGCTCTTTAGCATCAGCCAAGTCCATGTCAGCTTGTCTAGCTTTAATCTTGTTCCAGACATCAATCTTACCTGTCTGCATGAAGAGCATCTTAAGCTCTTCTTCAAAGGCTCTTGCTTGATCCAAAGCCATCTCAATCTGTAATGCAGTCCCCATGTTGGAACCCTTACCAGACTGCTTAGCCTGAAGCATAGCCTTTGTAGCTACACTTTTAGCATCAAACATCTTGCCAATCATGGGTGCAAGAGAGCCTAGGTCATTGGCTACTTTACTAGCCTTCTTGACCATACTAATTGCTGACTGTATACCTGCTAGAGCTGTTAGAGGATCAATCATTTCTTGTCTGCTTTCTTCCATTCTAGACACACGACAATACGAGTCTTATAGTCATCAGCCCACCTCCATGTCCACTTAACACATCTATCTGCGTTAGGGTTGAAGCCAGCCGTAGCTATAAAACTCGTAAAGATGATGAGAAGGGCTAGAGTTAGCCTCTTCATAGTAGTTACTCAGCGTACTGACGTATTGGCTGTCTCTCGCTTAGTCCAAGCTCACCTGTAATAACAGGAGCCATACCTCCAAAGATACCTGCTGAAGCCCAGTTCTTAGCTAGTTTACCAGCTATGTTTAAAACCTTTTTAACACCTTGATCTGAGGTATCATTCAAAGCTTTTAATAATTCAGCAGCATCTGCAACAGCTCCGGGATTCTTTAAGAATTCCTGTATCTCTGTAGCCTCTGACTTAGTAGCTTTATTTTGCACAAAGCGACTGAACAAAGCAGATACTTTATAGAAGGTACTTTGAACTTGCTGTCTAATCAATGAAACAGCTTTTGCAGGATCTGTACCAAACTCACGCTCAAAGCCAGTCTGTTGTGTCAGTGTCTGATTAACTTTATTACGCAGCGGGAACTGTGCAAGTCTTTCAGCACCTTCTAACAAGTCCTTGACTGTCTGTGAGTGGCCTTTACCAAACAAGTTGTCAATAGCTGGAGCATTATCAGTATAGAAAGCTATCTTATTAGGGTCTTTTAGGCCGATCTCTAAGATACTGCTTTTAAGACCGTTACGAAGTGCAGGGTCTGAACCAGCCATACGAATAAGTCTGTTCATGTCTTCAGGAGTCTTCAAAGCATTATTTACAAAGCCTTCAAAACCACCCTTAGAACCATAAGACTCTGACCACACATTAGAGAACTTCTCAACTGTTGCTTGTTTCTGTTCATCAAGAATACGTGTTCTATTAGCACGTAAGTCACCTACATTGTCAGTCAAACCTTGTAACCGTTCTTTTAAGCCCGGTACTTGTTCAATAGCTGCACTGTTCTTTTTAATAAATGATGTTAAAGCTGCAGGGTTAACTTCTAATGTATTCTTATTGACAATGCCATCTGTCTGTGAAATACGCATCAAGAAAGCATCTTCAATAATCTTTAAAGCTTCAGGAGAGTTATCAGAAGCAGCTAAGATCTGACGTACAGCTGAAGGCTTGCTTGTAAGCATTGGCACTACAGATTCTACAAACCTTGCTCTGTCTACAGACACTACACCAGCTTCATTAAAGGGCATTCCAACCTTAAATGCAAAGTCTTTATCAGCTTGCTTGTATGGAACTGCAAAGGACTCAGGCATAGTACCAATAGCTTCATCTAGTTGTTTCTTAAAGCCAAGCAAGATACGTGATTGATCTCTATCCTGTGTGTCTCCAATAGCTTTGTTAACAGCTCTCTTTAAAGAGTCAACATCAGTAACAGACACAGGCTCAAAAGTACCTTCAGTTGATTTAACAAGTTGTGGATACTTTGTAGCAAACTTACTACTTGTAGGTGCTCTCTTAGGTGCAAAAGCTTTATCAACTTGTGACAGTAAGCCGGGGAATTTAGCAAATACATCACTAGCTCTTTCCTGCTTGATGTAGTTCCACACTACAGCAGCTACCTGAGACTCCATCTCAACACCATCTGCTTTAGCTTTACTTAATAAAGGTGTGTATACATTCTTAGAGAAGTCATCACGTACAGCCTTTTCCTTAGCAGACAATAAACTATTAACACGATTACCAATATCTTCTTTATCTGTAGCTACATTTAAAGTATCTTCAGTTAGTTCTTTGATACGAGTATCTATTGTTTCAATAGTACGGTTCTGATTAGCTAGACGCATCTCAGCTGCTGTCTCTCTACGGAAGTTCTCAAGCTCTACCTTCTTAGCTTCTACTTGAGCAAGGGCTTCAGCATTCTTAGGATCTCCAGCAAGTCTACGCTGTGCTGCTCTGACAGCCTCTAAAGCTTCTTTCTCTTGGTTAGCCATAAAAGCTGTAAATGAAGCATTCTCACCACGTGATGTCTGTGAACTAACTAATCCAGTGAGAGTAGTGTCTCCCTTAGAAGCAGCTGTAACAGGTAACTTCACACCTGTAGAGGCTTCAATTTCCTTAGCTCTTAACAGATCATCAGACAATGTTGGGTTAGCTTCCATAGCTTGTGCCAACTTACCACGAGCACGTACCCCTCCAGTTGCTGCTGATATTTCATCTACAATGTTACCAGTCTTAGCCTTCCAAGCACCAATAGCCATTTCAGGAATACTGCGAGTAAGTGTATTGGCAAACATACCTGAACCCATACCACCTAAAAATTCACCTGTGGTTCTGTAACCTTCTCCAAACTTTTGAGCAAGTTGTTGACCTGTCTCCCCACCAACTAAACCACTGGCAGCTCCAATAGTTCCTTCAGCTGCTAAGGCACGACCAGTCTGAGGCATTAATGCTTTAGCTAAATTAGCTGTATATGGTGCTGCTTTACCAGCCTGTGTTGCAAGCTGTATTCCTCTAGCACCTGCACCAAGGATAGGAACTGCAGCAGCTCCCATCAAAGCGTTGTTAAGCATACGCTCTTTAGCTGACATCTGTGGTTGCGCTGGAGGAGCGGGGGTAGTGCCTCCAGTAGGAATAGCTTCAGGGCCAGTTGTAGGTCTAGTATCACCTAATTCAGCTGCAATCTCATCAATCTCAGCATCAGTTAGTTCTCTATCTACAGTAACAGGCTTACCATTAATAATGTACTTCATTAATTATCCCCTACAGAATATTTAACACCACTTTTAGTTGTACGTGTCTCACCTGCAGCAGGTGTATTACCTCTTAATGTAAACACCTCTTTAATTTGATCATCTTTGTACAAACCAGATAATTGAGCTGTACGTTGTGTCTGTTTAATCTCATTTTCTTCAAGAGCTTGATTCTTCTTCTTAAGAATCTGAGCAAGTTGTTTTAACTTACGAGTTGAGTCTTCACTTGGTGTTCCTGTTGCAAGTTTAGAAACAACATCACCTACCATACCAATCAATGAAGGATCTGCACCAAAAGCATCTACGTCAGATTTAGACAGTTGTGTCTCACCTGAAGCCTTAGCCAGTTGACGAGATAAAGCAGAGAAGGAAGCAAAGTTACCTGTCTTAAGAACATCGTCAGCCAGTGCAATAGCAGCATCAGCTGCGTTGACAGCATCACGATAAGGCTTCAATGTAGTGTTTAGGTTCTGACGAAGACTAACAATATCACCAGTTCCTTTTAAGCCGGGAATTTCATTAATAATCTTAGTTCCCTTACCTTCTCCAGCTGCTTTAATGACAGCATTAACTTCTGCAATCTCTTTGTCTTGAGCTGGTGAAACGAGTGTACGTCTATATGCTTGCAGTGTTTCAATCTCTGAAGGTGAGTACTCTTTATCCTTATACTTCAAGTCACTTACATTCTTAGATGTTTTATACACTGCTAAACTGGCAGGAGTATAAACACCTTTCTCTATAAGCTTCTGGAAAGGATCTGCAGCCTCTTTCTCACGCTCACGTTGCGTAGTCAAAGCTTTCTCAGAGCTTAACTTAGCTTCAGACAATTCCATCTCACGAGCCATTGCCATAGCCCTGTTAGCCATCTCAGGATTAACACCTTGAAGAGCTGCAGCATATTGCTTCATACCATCTACAGTTCCAGTATCAAACTGTGAAGCCAACTGACGAAGCATTGAAGCTTGTTTCATTGCTGGGTCTTGAATGTCAACACCAAAGGCACTAGCTAAGCCACGGCCTAGGTTAGCACCACCTTTGTAACCCATTGCACCTAATTGTTGGTCTTGTGACAGCTGAGCAAACTGCATAGCCTTCTGTTCTAGTGTAGCACGTTGCATTTCCTCAGGAGAACCCATGCCTCCAAACAAACCTTGAACTGATTGTGTTGCCATGTTGTTATTCCTTATTATCGGGTAGGTGTAAAGTAAGGATTAATCACAGCATTGTAATTAACACCACCAGTATTACCACCACCTGTTAAACCTGCAATGAGTTGACTAATTGGATCTGTTAAGCCTCCAACAGTTCCCTGCAAAGCTGCACGTTGAGCTTGGTTAGCTGTGTTCTGACCTTGCATATACAAGTTAGCTGCTTGTTGATTCTGAGCTGCACCTGCACCGCCCAATGCAGTACCTTGAGTCAAAGCATTCAGACCTTGGTTCTCTAAGTTAATAGCAGCTTGAGCATAATTAGTGTACGGAGCAAGAGCCTGTGTCTGTAATCCAAAACCTTGACCTGCTAAGTTCAATCCACCAGTCATTAAGCCCTGACCAAACTGTGCTTGTTGATTACCAAAGGTCTGAGCATTAGCACCCAACTGAGCATCCTGCTGAGCCATAGCATTGTAGTATGCAGCCATCTGAGGATTAGTAGCTTGTAAGCCTTGAGCACCAGTAGTGTATCCTGCATTAGTAGCACCAGTAGCTAGACCTAAACGACCTTGTTGCTGCTGTTGGTTAGTAAGCTGTGCAAGCTGTTGTTCACGACCGGGAGCAAGTAACTGTTGCTGCTGAGTCATATACATCTGAGCTTGTTCTGCAGGTGTCTTAGCTAAGTAGCCTTGACCTAAGTTAAACAAACCTTGAGCAGCTTGATTAACCTGTGGCTGAAATGCTTGAATCTGCTGAGCCTGACCTAAGCCAGTACCAGCCATTCCCATCAAACCTTCACGGGCTGCAGCTACGTCAGGAGCTACCTGATAACCAGCACCGATAAGCTTTCCAGTTTCATCGTAGTTAAAGCCTGACTTACCAAAGCGAGTGGTAACTCCTACAGGTCTGAATTGAGCCATCTGTGCAGCTCGTTCAGCAGACTGTGTAGCTGCGTTAGCTGCTTGGTTAGCTGCATAGTTAGTACCGATAGAGCCTACAGCACCAGAGGCAATACCGCCAAGTAAACTTGTCCAGTCAAAAGGATCAGCCATTAGTATGTACCTCCATCAATAGTAGCTGTTAAAGTACCAGAGACAGTAAGATTCACTGCAGTGGTTGTTCCAGTAAGAGCACCGTTATTAGCATCAGGTTTAGAGTTCACTGCTGAAGCAATGTTATCAAACTCAGTGTTAATCTCAGTACCTTTAATAATCTTTCCAGCATTACCTGTATTCAGGCTATCCTTGACTGCAAAGTTAGTTGCTTTTGTATAGTTACTCATTATCGTGTCTTTCCTGTCTTAACATAGACATCAAGTTTCTGAATGGATATTGCTTTATTAAATACATTGGTTTCAAAGCCAAGTTGAATAACCTTACCTGAACCACCAATGTTAATAATCTTATTGTCAAAAGCTGAACCACCATACTCACCAATGTTAAACTCAGCTATGTTGTATTCAGCTACTGCAGCATTGGCTAAGTCAAACTGTCTGGTATTCAGAATGTCACTGTAATCAAAGCCAAACTTTAAAGTGACTGGATAACCCTGACCACCAATAACTGTTATGCCTACCTTCTTCATTAACTTAATCACAGTAGGTGATTGGAAGTCAAAGTAGTTAGTAAAGTATCTCATTAAATATGAATTAGCATTGTCTTTGTAGCCATCATACTTACCAATATAACCAGACTCACCAACCAACAAGTCTTTATTACGAGTGTACTTAAAAGCTGTTGGAACTAGACCGTCCCATGTTGTAACCCTGTTAGCTCCATTAGGTAGAGGTGCTCTCATGTCAAAGCAGTACACTAACTGACGAGCTGGTAGAGACAACAGATAGAAGGCTTCCTTATCTGAGTACACAGCTTTAATGTCAGATGCAGTCTCAGCACTGATCTCCAACACTAAGTCATCACGTACATTGGCACTAATGTCTCTCATTGGAGCTGACTTCTCTTGGATGGTACGCATCAATGAACGTACACCTGAGTCAGACAAGAAGATAATGTCACCACCAGTGGCTACTACTGAGTCTCTGGCTACACAGCCAATACCTGTAATAGCATCTGATAGTGTTAAATTGTTAGGGTCTGTAGCATTGGAGTAGATAAGAATCTGTCTACGACCAAAGACAATCAAGAAGTTATTGTGAGCTGCTAAGGATATAATCTCATCTGCACCATTAGGCCACACCTGAGATACATCCAGTGTACCAGCTGTACCAGTACTTAAGACATGACCTGCAAGTAAGTCTGAGAACTGAATGGTACTCTTAACTGTAGCGTTATTAGCTGACCATGTACGACCATAGGCACTGATAACTGTATTATTACTGGACACTGTAGCTACATAGCCAGTCTTCTCAGATACACGCTTGAATGTAGTTGCACTGACTGCTGGGTCAAACACTAAAGGATCATGTCCCGCTTGATACAGATACAGGACACCATTCAACGGAGCCATCTGCCAGTTGCTGTCTGTGATGGTAGGAGCACTGCCACCACCTCCGTAGGTCAGCAGTGATAGTGTAGAACCTACAAGCTTGAATAGTTTATTGTTACCAGCAGCAATAATGTATGAGTTACCAGCATTGTCAATTAACTCACCAAGAGCTTTAACGTCAGCAGTGCTTAAGTCACTATTAGTAGCGTGAGATAGAGTCCATCCCTTACGAGCACCAATACGTCCAAACTTATCAATCACACAATTATTAGCCACAGTAGCATAACCAGCCTCAAGAGAGACTGAGCTATCCTGTGTATTCAGTCCTTGGAAGCCCGGAGCTGATATAGTTGTGGTTAAGAGTTTAGCTACCATTAGACACCAACCCAAGTAGTCTCATCATCATAACGATTCTTCTCAATAGCTACAGCATCTGCTAGGGCTAAGCGGTACTGCTGATAAATCTCACTGAAGGATGTACCTCCATCTTCACCACGTTCACCAACAGCTTTAGCGTAGGCTAACATTTGTACTAAGTGTGCTGGAACCTTTAAAGTATCAGCATTGGCTGTTAGGTTCTCCTGAGGAATAACCAATTCAAACCTCAAGGAATAGACACCATCAGGATTAGGCCATACATCTACCTGAGTATCATCACCATCAATACCACTGTAGTTATAGTACGTAGGAGCTGCACCTTGTATAGTTCCTAAGAAGTACTGTCTATTCATCCAGTTAGTAGGTACTTGTTGCATTGGGATGTCTTGAGTATCATTTAAGACATCTTGAGTACGGAATCTTTGACCTGAACCTGTCAATGTATAGTTACGAGTACCTGCCACTGTTGGAAGTACAATCGTAGTTGTCAGGACATTCCACTCGTGAGCATCCTCAATCTCTCTCTTAGCATCATTAACGAATACACCAATCAAAGAACTATAAGGAGTATCTCCAACTGACGATACTTCAGTCTCTCTTAACCGTATCAATACGTTATTGACCAACTGTAAATAAGTCGTAGCCATTAATATTCCTTATATCTTGTATACTATAATAACACACTTTAGTGTTAATGTCAATACTTTTTAGACTTCTTTTTAGCTTTTCCAGCTTCTGACATAGCAATAGCAACTGCTTGGTCACGAGACTTCACCACAGGGCCACCTTTACCGCTGTGGAGAGTACCACCTTTGTACTCACCCATAACCTTCTTCATCTTGTTCTTAGCTGTTCTCTGACCACGTGTAGGCATATTCATGATTACTTCACTCCATTAAAACGATTGTCAATAGCTAACCAAATAGCCCCGAAGAAAGCACCTATAATAATGATAGGTTTCACAGCTTTAGCGATCCATTCAAGTACTAAGAAAGCACCTGAAGCAG